AGCTGGGGCCACTGGAGCAACAGGGGTTGTTGGTGCAACCGGGGCTGGAGTAGCTGGGGCCACTGGAGCAACAGGGGCTGTTGGTGCAACAGGGGCTGGAGTAGCTGGGGCCACTGGAGCAACAGGGGCTGTTGGTGCAACAGGGGCTGGAGTAGCAGGGGTCACTGGGGCAACAGGCGTTGGAGTAGCTGGGGCCACTGGAGCAACAGGGGCTGTTGGTGCAACAGGGGCTGAAGTAGCAGGGGCCACTGGAGCAACAGGCGTTGGAGTAGCTGGGGCCACTGGAGCAACAGGGGTTGTTGGAGCAACTGGAGCCGGAGTAACCGGGGCGACGGGAGTAGCAGGAACGATTGGAGCAACTGGGGCTGTTGGTGCAACCGGGGTGGGAATAGGCGGGGTCACGGGGGCCACGGGGGCGACAGGCATTGGAGTAGCTGGGGCTACTGGGGCAACAGGGGCGGGGACAAATGGAGCCACGGGGGCAACTGGCCCCATCGCCGGTTCCACGGGTCAAGTAATTTACAACAACGCTGGTTCACCTGCTGGAGCCGCGTTGGGAGGCAGCCTCTCAATCAACGCTGGTTCCCTGCAGTTCACCGACACCCTTAAGTTTGTTATCAGCAACAAAGGCGAAACCGCCACCCCTGCTACCAACTATGTTGAGACGACAGTGCAACGTTCTTGTACTGTGGCGGGTGCTTTTTGGGAGCTTAATCCCACCGCGCCATCAACCAGTGGCAGCAGTCAGGCGATGTTCTACGCCCGTCGCAGTGGTACTCGAACCAACCTACTCACAGCTAACGCATCTTTACCTGCAACCACGGGCATATACGTAGACGTTAGTGGCACCCTTGCACCGCCTTTAACTCTCGTCGCCGGGGACACTTTAGGCGTCGACCTAGTTCAGATTGGCACCGGGTCGTCCGGTCACATTTTCACCGCAACCATTCGTTACACCTGATCTCATGAACACTACTATCAATCCTACGACTGGCGTCGAGTACTTCTCCGACGGCCCAGATGAAGGCCAGAGCGTTGCCTTATTTGTGAACGTTAGCAATGGGCAAATCAACAACCCTAGCGGGAATCGTTGGCCCACCCTCAGAGGCGAGGTTCATGACTTTAATGAGGAGTTTTTTAGGGTAGTTCCATTTTTTGCAGCGCCATTTGACACTGAGTTGCGTTTTGTTGACAGTGAAAATAGCGGTCGAGCTTTAAATCCTATTTCCCCGAAACCGCCAGTCGGCCACCCTCAAGGGACGTACGAAGAGACCCGAACGCTTAAGCGACGCAGCAAAGCTGAGCTGAGGGCACTGGCCAAGGGGTACGCTGATCAAAACAACGCTCAATTGTGGCCTCAGGAGAACGGTTACACCGAAAAGCTAAACTACGCAAAAGAGCAGGTGGCCGCCAATAATCTTTTGGATCACTACGTATCCTTAATTGAACGTCATGAAAGGTTGCTTCAAGCGTCTTTTCATAACGACGCACGTCTTGCACAATTATACGCTACAATTGAAGAAGCAGGAGAGTCCGGTAACATAGACGACTGGCCTTTCAGCAAAATGGCCGGAGTTAACCCTGAAACAGGGGAGACCATTTCGGGTTGGGTTAATGCAATCGAGCAGTGATGGAATACGTCTTCCACCCCCTTGGATCACCCCTGCCGATGGAAAACCTAACCGCGAGGTGCGACCAGTGATTACTGTGCAACGGAGAAGGCCCCCCAGCGGGGGCGGTACCCGCTGGACCCCTACGGTGTTTGGCACGTCTGTGGTTTGGCTCACCGCCGCCGACCCGTCCACTTACACAACGGTGACCGCCAGCGCAGTCACCGACTGGCGAGACAAGAGCGGCGGTGGGCGACATGTCACTGCAACTTCTACGCAGCGACCAACCTATGTTGCAAACGGGCTCAATAATCGACCCACGATGAATTGGGGAGCCGCGATCAATAACAATAGGATGACCTGGACGGGCGCAGCATTTAACCCGGTCAGAAGCTTTGGTGTTGCTCAGTGGGAAGGCCCAAATCCGTTTACAGGTTACAGCGGAATACTGTCATTTCCGTTCTCTGGGAATAATGATCTTTTTCTTACGGAGGTCTCAAACCAGTGGTTTGGGGCGCGTCAGGTCTCCCTAAATGGCAACGATCCCATTACAACCCCGCTGCCCACGATTTCGTCCCCATTTTTGTGGGCGGACAAGGTTACAATGAATGCCAACAAAAGCACAATGTGGATAGGGAATGACAGAGCCGAAACCAACCGGGGCTGGCGGGGGAAACTTTCAGAGGTGATAATTACGCTTTTTCTGCCCACTCTCCAAGATGTTTTGAATATTGAAGGATACCTCGCGCACGAGTGGGGGCTTCAAGCCAATTTGCCCTCCAGTCATCCCTACCGCAATAGCCCGCCTCTGATCTGACCCGAGCCCAGATTGCGGCGATCGTCCAGGGGTCGACAAGCGCATAAAACCCTACCCTCCCGTAAATTCTTTACGTCCGCAGGTTTACGCTATACTAGTTCTATAGGGGTAACACCATAAATAAAATGAAACCAACTCTCCACCTCATCGGAATTTTTCACACCCTGCCCACCCAACAATATAGCCACTGCGCGTTCACCGGAAAGGCTATGCGCTTTCCGAAAATGATGATGGTACAGGGTTACAATGTTATTGAGTATTCCAACTACGGTTCTGAGGCGAACGCCTCTGAGCATGTGACAATGCTAACGGCAGATGAATTTGACAGATTATACGGCAACCGCGACAACCGGAGCTTCCACGGAGACGACGCCACAATTGGAACAGAGGGTCACCGACTATTCGAGTCTCGTTTAATTCCCTCGCTTCACGACCGTGTAAAACCCCGCGACATTATCTGCCACCCCTTCGGCCACGCCCATTCGACCCTACTGAGTGAGTTCCCGTCCAACACACACGTTGAAACCGGTATTGGCTACCCTACAACCCTGGTTGGAACGAAAAAAATCTTTGAATCATACGCCTGGATGCACTATCACCAAGGGAAAGAGGGACGAAACGGTGAGAACTACGAGTGGGTTATTCCCAATTATTTTGACACAAGCGAGTGGGAACCCTCATTCGAAAGCGGCGACTATCTCGCGTTCCTGGGAAGAATAACCCCCTTGAAAGGTCTTGACACAATCAAGGCACTCGCAGACTACAGCCCGTGGAAAATCCGCCTAGCTGGCCAAGGAGACCCAACACCCTGGGAACACCCTAATATTGAGTACGTAGGACCACTTAAGGGCAAAGAACGTAGTACTTTCCTGAGAAACGCACGTGCCTGCTTAATGCCAACTATTTTTACAGAGCCGTTTGGCGGTTCCGGAGTCGAAGGAATGTTATGCGGTACTCCGTTAGTCTCCGTCGACTACGGTGCTTTCACAGAGACCGTTATCGAGGGTGTTACCGGGTTTCGATGTCACACTCTCCAAGATTGGGTGAATGCTTTGCAAAGCGCAGGGAGCCTGGACCGCAAGAGGATATACGAGATTTCGGCAGCAAAGTACAGCCTTGACGCGTGCGGAAAGAAGTATGCTCGGATATTCTCCGACTTGGATAGTCTGTGGGATAAAGGTTGGTACACTTTGAGTGTCTAAAAAAAAGGGGGGCAAAGGGTAAAATAATCTGTAAGAATCACTCAACCGATAATGGCCATGGACCGCAATCCCTCGTTCGCAAGGGACGAAAACTTTGAGAATAACGCAAGAAAAGTAGCAGATATGCTGTGGGAAGCTTCGAGGGGGGACCTTGCTTCTATTCCGAACAGCTACGTTGAGGGCCTCTCCCACGACTACTCCGACGGTTCTGTGTCACTCTTGAATCTACTCAACCGTGTCACACTCTCTGAGAAAACCTACGAGGAATTTTCCGAGGTTGTTGAGCGTCTAATTTACACTCAGGATTCGGATTGGCCCGCGAAAGACAGCATCCTTGAAGTCCAGGCAGAAAAGCTTCTCCACGACTCTTGCGGCGAGGGTCTCAGCTTCAGCGAACTCGACTTTGATCTCAGCTTTGCCGAAACGGGCAACATGTCAAACAAGATAGAGCTTTTCCTTAAAAAGGTAATTTCCTCTGTCTACCTCGACGGTGTGTCAAATGTTACGGACAAAGACGGAAATCCCCCGAACGCAAGTAACAGCTACCTACAGTCCCCCGACGGAAAGTCCTTCTCCGGTAAATTCTTTGACAACACGGACTCTGAAAAGCCCAAAAAGTTTGACTTTGAAATAATGAAGGGGTCGAAGGGAGACTGGACAATTAAGTACTGATTTCCTGGGGGTGTGAACTGTTCCCACCACACAGAAAAGGGGGTAAAACTTAGTCGAGTCACTGGAACACAATGGAAGAAAATTTCACGGTATATGCAAATAAGACCTTTAAGGCACTTAATGACGCGATAATTGTAAGTCGCATGTCGCACTGGAACGTAAGGGGGCCAAACTTCTACGAGTGCCACCTTCTTTTCGAGAGAATTTACACAGACCTTTCAAAACAAACTGATGGCCTTGTAGAGAGCCTAAGAGCCTTTCAGCACAATCCTGACTTCGCACTCTTCAGCGGCCCTGGAATCTCAATGCAGAACTACGACTGCCGCTTCCTGGCCGAACTTTCCCTTGACTTTTTAATGTCCTTGAGCGCCACCCTGGCCCTTTTCTTCGAGTTTGTTGAGGGAATCGATGGAGACCCCCGCCTAGTCGCACTGTCCAATCGCATTCAGGGCATCTCTGACGCGGTTCTTACGGACCAATACCTCCTTCAAGCTTACCTTGGAATGTGAGCCTTTACCGGCGTGTCGCAACGCTAAGCTAGTCCCAGCTACTCGAGAACTATTATGTATCTGGTTGTTCGTGTTGATGGCCGAGTGTGGGATGGCTTCGGATGGAACGTGAAAGGCAAGAAGTTCTTCACAGTGGCCAGTGCAACCCGCTCTCTGCATGAGAATGGCGAAGGTGTCGAAAAGGCTGAGATTCGGCCTGCAGAGGGAATTCTGCACGAGTGGGCATCGCCTGCAGTACCATCCAATGAGCGCTGGCTGCACGAACCCTCGGCTTCAGTAGACCTGCAAGCCGCGATGGCCTGGTCCGTCAGCCATGGCATAAAATGATTCCACCAAGAAACTTCCCACCAGGTGTCCTAAAGTTGGTTGAAATCGAGGGAAACCAGATAGTGAAGACACATGCAGAGTGGCCGTCAACTTCCCGGTACAGAAGCAAACTACAAAATATGAGAAATGACCTCCTCATGATTAACCCTAAGTTGGACCTTCAAATTATCGAAAACAATGCTTGAGCATAATAATGATAACCTTACAACGAAACTTTCCTCCGATGACAATGATAACCTCGTTCTTGACTTCCCTGAAGAGATCCTTCAAGCAGTTGGTTGGTCAGAAGGAGACACGCTCGGAATCGAGGTGTTCGCCGGACGAATCATTTTCCGAAAGATTGAACCCGACGGCGATAGCTAAGTTGAACATGGACGTTTTGTTAAGGCTTTACGAGTGTGAGACTGAGATTTCTCTGCGTGAAGCATCGAGAAACCGCTGCGACGATCTCTGATCACTAGCCCTTGGCTCCTGCGACCTGGAGGCAAGGGGTGGATTCCCCTTTTCTCTGGGGCGGTTTCCCGGCTTGTTTCTGCGGCGCATAACCGCTATAGTTACTTCAGTCTACGCAACCGACTGTGAAAAAGTCCACCCTTGACCTCTTTGAGGATAAAGCTCAGAAGGAAGACGAGCTTAAATTTGCACTCTGCGAAGAGTTTGCATCTGAGATGGAATTGCCTGTAGACTACGTCTACGCTGAGTTTGTGGACCCCAACACCACCTCTTTACAAGAGGTTAAGTTCGTTCTTGATCGTTTCTAGGCTGCTTCGCAACGCTACCCCAACCAACTTCCCTGCAATGCCTGACACTTTAGACTTTAGTGGAAACCTTGTGACCTTTTTAGGTCTTATCGGTGTTACATCCACGCTCGTTATCTACGTGGTGGTATCAAGAGCTTTCTGGTCTTCACCTTTTCGGCGTTAGCTCTCCGCAGTAACTTCGCAAAGACACACAACCACTCGGCCATGAGACTCAATTATTTCAACCTTCTAGCCACTCCCTGCATTGGGGCACTCGGCAGCTTAATGTTCCCACACGCCATTTTCCTGTTTGCCTTTGTTAATGGGTTTTGCGGTGGCACTTTGTACCCCATTGTTGAGTTTGAGGGGCACTGATACGGCTCCTGTCCCACCTAAACAATCCGCACCCTAAACAAATGTCTTCATCTTCATCTTCCACTTCTGGCGGTATTTCATTCACCGGAATGCTCCAGATTCTGTTTATCGGTCTAAAGCTAACCGGCTACATTAGCTGGCATTGGTGGCAAGTATTCCTGCCAACTATTATCCCCCTAGGTTTAGTTACAATTATCCTTGTCGGTTGGCTAATTGTTGTTCTTGTTAACCAAGTGAACCGTTGAGGCCCCCTGTAAGACCCGTTTGTAGCTCATCCACTGGTAACACCCCAACCTTTGTTGCACCCTAAGCAAAATGGCAAGCTTCACCGACGAACGTTACATGGACCTGGCTACGGAAATTTACCTCCACCTTATCCGGGAGAGTGGACCTCATGCACTTCTTGACTTCGAACTGAGGGAACTAGCGAAAAGGGCAGACGATGCTGCAGCTGCTCTGGCGGATCGATTCCTGGAGGAATGAGCCAACCTTGCATGAAAACATACCAATTTTGGTACGGATCCCCGCACGGTGATGGGTCAGAAGCTTACTACCGGTCCAATCCTCAACCGTTGTTCGAGTGCTACTGCGAAGGAATTGAAGAAGCAGTGAAGCTATTTGAAGCACAAACACAAAAGTCCTTCATGAGGGGGTACAGCATAAGTGTGGATTCGGACTTAAGCTTCCCGGAAGTGAACTACTACGATCGCCCGAACTTTGCACCTGTAAAGGGTTTCAGGGGTGTGAGTAGACTACGTTGGAGGTTAAGCTTTAAGCTATGGTGCGTTTACCGTGAAATTGCACATAGTTGGAGAGCTGGGGCCGGTTTCCCGCCCTTGCTATCTTGAGCAGAAAGCGGTATAGTAGAGTCAGTTAACCCACCGTTGGCCAACAGCCATGAACACCTCTAAACTGTGTCCCAACGCTCAAGAGCTGTACGACGCCGCAGAAGCCACACTTAAGCAATTTGAGATCCCCGAGGATACCCTTCGCACAGCGTTGGCCGCTTCCCTACACTGTCTTTCAGACAAGTGGGAGAGGGAAATTGGAATTTTCAATAACAAACCAAAAACTGAGTTTATACGTGGGATCACAAACTGTACGACCTCTTTGACAGAGATTGCTGACGACTTAGAGGGGAAGTCCTGATAACCATTTATACGGACAAACCTGAAGATTACCACATGAAAAACACCACCTCAACCCACTCTGACAACTTGAGTCTTGAAGCTCAGCAAATTATGGACTTCATACAATTACGAGACTACCAGAAAAGGCATGCTCAGCTAGTCGTCTCCGCTGCTTTCCAGGCTTTGGCTAACCTAACAAAGAGTGAAGTTTCCCGACTTACCCCTGAGTTACTAGAGACCCTCTCAAGAGAGTTACAATGGAAAGCACAACACCTGTAACTACGTTGCATTGATGACCACTCCCAAAATTAAGTATGAGATCACCCCCGAAGACGCACGTAGAGTCGCACAAGCTCTTCGTAACGAGGCTCACCAACTCGAAAATGAGAGCGAACGTGTCTGTGAAAAGGGCTTCGACGACTACGGCACCTTGCTCTGGAAAGAGTGTTCCCTTCACAATAAGCTGGCTGATTACTTCTACCCCTTAGGTTAAACAACTAAAGCCCCTTAACCCTCGAGATTACTATGGGAGTTCCAATTTTGTTAGTGATTATCGTGTCCGCCGTCGCCGTTGCAGGCGTGGTGTCAACTCTAGTCCTGTACAACGTTCTTCAAGGTTTGACAAGGAGAAAATGACGATTGACCCCTACGGTAACCTTCGTTCTTTACAAGAGGTTAGAGCCGCAACACAAAAGGTAGTGAGTGCGTTTAGCCATTGTCACAACCCTGAAGCTGACTCCGGCTTTAGCGCCCTCGCTGAAGCCATCCGCGTTGCAGCCCAGGAAGCTTCACCGGTAGAATACGGCTCACTATACGGTTTTCCTATGGAATACAAATGCCATGTACGTAATGCCCTGAACCTAATCGCGTCTGAGCTGGACGCTCTAGCCATGGAACGCGAATCTTTTCTAAGGCAAGGCTCTGACTGATTACTGTCGGGTAGCCCCATGCAGCTCTTAAGCGAAATCAGCACACACTTCTCAGATTAAACACCCCCCGTAGCCAAATGTCTGGAAAGTTTTCGTTCAGCAAACTAGTTTTAGGTTTGACACGCCCCAAGGCGGTAACGTCAGGAGTCGTTGCGTACTACCTTCAACCACTCATACACGGCAACAACACCGCACTGAATATGCTATTTACAGCATTTTCCGTTCTAGCCTACTTAATTGCCATCCTGATTGTGGTGGTCGGAGATCCTTTTCTGATCCCACCGGGAAGCTGGAGGGTCGCCGAAGTGTACCGGGAACGTCTCAATAGACGATGGGCTCGCCACCAGGTACTCTTCCTGTCTTACCTTGTTACGCTCGGGCTTATTTTTGTAACCGTGCTGGTGTCAAAAACTGCTCCCACCCTAAGTATCTGGTTAGAACGAATATACCTGTTCCTTGGCATTCTCGCATTCTCGCATTCGCTGAGCATTCCAAGTGTTTTAATTGCTACCCAAAGAGAGCGAATTGACTCTGTTATCGAGTCAAGAAGAAGGCAAGAAGGTATTGCCCCTCGAACCGATCTGGGAGAGGGGGGACTTGGTTAGGGCGGTTTTCCACCCTTGTTTCTGCTCGGCAGTAACGTATACTTAATTCAGTTGAGACACTCGAACCAATGACCCTCGCCCAGCCCCAAACCCCTACTACAAAGGAACTTGTCCGGGGCCTAATCTTCCATAACTACGCAGAGCGCAAGCCCGAGGAAGGGTTATGCATCTGGAGGATGGCACACAAGAGCGAAAAGTTTACAATAGTGTTCACAGCAGAGATGCGTATGCGTGGTGCCGGGTTTAAGGACGTGCTTTCGCCCGAGTTTGACTACTGGGACGGTTACAGAGTGATTCTTCCCAAGGGGCTGATTGAGTGGGCGGAAATCCCGGTTGGTATGCCCTTGCCCCGAGGACTTGGTAACCACGTGCTTGATATTCCCGGCGTAGAGCACGAGAATTGCCCCTTTTGCAGGAGCCAACCTAAATGGCGAAGTGGGGGCTTCGGCGGCTATACTCCACTAAACCACACAGACTTTCACCTTGTATGCTGCAAGTGGTTTAACGGAGAGCGCAACAGTTCCTCCGACCCTGTAGCGTTAGCCGCAGCCAGAAACGCAGCTATAATCGGATAATGGGCCCGTACAACTTATACCGGGCAGTTCTAGACCAGTTTCCCCTTCAAAGGGCACTTAGAAACTTTTTCGTCACCGGGGTCGCATGGGGTCTTTTCTCTCGAAACTCTCACATTTCGCTCAAGAGTGGGAAGCCCAAAGTTGTATACAGCAGCAAAAGCACAGCATTGAGCGCAGCCGACTCGATGCAAAAGAGACTCGGTGGCACCTTCAGTGCGTACAAATGTGCATTTTGCGACGGATACCACGTTGGCCGTAGTCGCACTCGACAAGAGGCGCGAGAGCGTTGCTCTCCCTTTCAGTTTACCATCCAAACTACAAACAATGATCAACGTAATCCTTGACAAAAAGCACTGGTTCATGTGCATGCTGGACACGAGAAAGCACATTGAGAGCTCGCTCGGGAAGCCAATGTCTCTTCCCCCTTCGATTCAAGAATGCGTGGAAGAAAGCGACTTTTCGGAGGACGCCTATGCGGACCTTGTTTCGGTTTTCAAGTTGATAAAAGGTTGCGAATACGAACAAGTCGCACGAGAAAACACTTGCAACTTCGAAAACGACCTGTCTGACTTTTTCGTGTACACTATATACGCGCCAGTTGGAAGTTCGGACTGGCTCTGGCAGCGCGATTGTTTCGTCACCGTGCAGATTGGTGATTCGGGTGATCCTCGCTACGTTAGCTACGAGACCGCTCAAGTTTACGACATGTGCGACAACCAACTTGCTGAGACGGGGTTCCTGAATGACCGGTTAAGTTGGTACGCTCGCTACTTCCCGCACAGAGAATTTGAGGAAAACAGCGACGAAGCCAAGCTCCTTGAGAGAACCAACGAAGAACTCGATGCTACTTCTTCAGGCAACCCGACAAGTCGGCTCGGAGAGCTTTGCTACGCTGATCCGGTATGGGTTGAAAAGTACCAGGGGTTCGTCGCAAGAGTAAAAGGGTCAAGGTTCCCAATGGTGTTTGTACCTACGGAGCCGTACTACGGCTAGTCCCCCACGGGTCTCGGTTTCTTTCGCTTAGGCGGGTCAACGAGTCGAGGAATCGGCCCGTAGTACTCTAATGGGCTGCCTTGTGTCGAGTGTCCGCAGCGGAATGTGCGGTCGAGTAGAACACAAATGTCTTCACGGTCTATGATTTTCCCGTCAAAAGTGGTTTGTTTCCAATCCTTATTGTCGTCATCAGCTAGGTTCATAATCGCCCCTTACAGGATTAAAGGAAGGTTGTACTTTAGTTTACGGTGGACACACTCTTCGTAAACGGGTTCATTTGGATTTTACCCCCAGTGCGGCTTTGGATGGCTTCTATAGCCGCATCCACAAAGTCTGTGTTCCACTTTGCAGTGTCTTTCACTGAGTCTGTTGCCCTTAAAGCGGCGGCTAACTGGCCGAGCGTAATTTCCTCCGACCAAACCCCGCTTGAAGACAAGTATCCAAGAGCCTTTGCAGCTTCACAAACACTGGAGTGCATGGGACAACCCGCGTACTTCTTCACCAACTTGTGTACGATACTGTTGCTGGTCAAGGTCTCCCAGTCTTTTTCAAGCTCCATGCGAGACACACAAACATTCCCCTCGTTCACCCAGGCCAACAAGTCTCTACGGACTTGAGTGTTGTATGCTCCTGACGTACCAACACTATCGGAAATCAGCTCACTAAGTGGAACAAGGTCCTGAGGTGTTTGCTCTCGCACACCCGCCGTGCGTTCGAGACACCAATTTTTAACGGTGTCCATGTCTCTTTCGCTGCTAATTTCGCTCCACAATAGGGTTAGACGTTCAACGTCAGCTGCAGCAGACCTCAGATACTGCTCAAATACAGGGTACACTCCTTCAATTAAAAGTTTTTCGATGTATCGCGAGTCTGAGACCGAGCTAGCCAGTTGAACACCGAGAGGCAATCTTGTAAGCTCCCTTGGAAGTATATC